GTAGAGAGTGTGCCAGATCATTTTGTCCTCGATATTTCGGGGCTACATCGCCTCCGACCTCTATAATCTACTCCGATTCCGGCGGGAAGCAAGCGTTTTTTGTTGCGCGGGCAAAGTTTTTTTTCTTGCGCATTTTTGCAAAAACATGTTGCATATGGGAGTTGGAGATGCGATATTATAGAGGTCGGAGGCGATGTCGCCACGAAATATCGAGGACAACATGATTCGCATCAACGCAACATTCCGCAATCCCCGCACGAACGAGACCGAGGAACGCACGTTTCGCACTAACAACAGCGGCGCAAACCTGTTTACTGGCGTTTCGTCAAATCGTCAAATCTCCTGCGAGTCTGGATTTCAGGACGCCAAACGCATGAAGAAGGCAATTCGCGAGCATCTCCGCTACGAATTTGATTGTGATCGCGGGGAACCAAACCTCGGGCGCATTACGTATTCCGTCTAACCCTCCCCGCGCCGCTCTGGTGCCTCGCCAACGCGGGGTTGCCGCCAGCTGGGCACACCCCCTCCCCCAGGCTCACGGAACCAGGGGAGGGCATCACAACCGAGGAGAAAATAATGGGCCGCACCTATCATGGAACCGAACCACCCGATGAGATCCGATGCCGCCACGTCTACGGCGATCCGTCCTGCAATTGCTGGCCGGAGACGGAGGACGCCGCCGAAAATAATCGCGACCAGATTGATCCGGATGCTCAGATGTGCCTCGATGGAGATGCGGCCAACCGGTGGTGCGCCTCGGCGATTGCCGTCATGCCACCAGCGCCAACCGCTCTCGACATTGCTGATGACGCGATCCGAGAGGAGGTCGCAGAGATCAGGCGGAGGGCCGTCGAGATCATTGAGAGCATCCGGAGCGACATATAACCCACCATAACCCACCCGAAGGTGTGGGTTGATGTGGATTGTTAGGGATGATTTGTTAAACGATTGATGAAAGGAATTGATATGGAAAAATCTTGCGTGACTTGCGACAATGGCAATGGAGTTGGCGGGTGCGGTTATCATATTTGTTGTATTCAATTTTCTGAATGGAAACCTATTCCTGTGAAAATGGAATGGCAGCCGATTGATACGGCACCGAAAGATGGAATAAAGATTATCGCTTTTGACAAGACGATGGACGAGTATTTCGTTGCATTTTTCGTATCAACTGGATTGATTAAGGAATGGCAATGCGATGGCGTGCGTGGTACTGATATTGATTTTGATATTTTTCCAACTCACTGGATGCCGCTACCGCAGCCGCCCGCAGGGTCTCCATAACCCACCATTATCCGCAATTGTCGGTTTCGATATTTGAGTATTTTTAGGAACTGACAAAAACGGATAATGGCGATTCCTGTTGCTTGTGCGCAAGGAAAATGCTATTTTGATCCTATGCACCGGACGCACTACCCGGATGCAATGAACAACTCGACGACCTAACGGGCCGTCCCCCTGTCTCCGAGAGGAGCGCCGAGAGGCGGGTAGTGCGCAGGGGGGCGGTCTCTGGAGCGATCACCATGAATGCCCTTGTCGAATTCCAAGCCGCCCTCACATCGAAGAAGGGGGCTATCGCTGGACGTCTCCCCGCTCACCTGCGAAAGGACGTTGACCGCATGGTCAGAATCGCTTTGACGGCAGCGGCGAAGACTCCCAAGATCCTGCAATGCTCCCAAGAATCCGTGATGCTGTCCATCATGCAGGCGGCGGAATTAGGTCTTGAACCGGGTGGAGCGCTCGGGGAAGGGTACCTCGTCCCCTACGGCCAAACTTGCCAGTTCATCCCCGGATATCGCGGCCTGATCTCACTGGCTCGACGCTCTGGACAAATTGTGTCTATCGAAGCGCACGCCGTCTTTGCTGGTGACGAGTTTGTTGTCGAGTTCGGCCTCGATCCCAAGCTCGTACACCGCCCTACGCTGTCCAAGGATCGCGGTGAGATCACAGCCTTCTACGCCATCGCCCGAATCGTTGGCGGCGGATTGCAGTACGACTACATGACCCGTGCCGACGTGGACTCCATCCGCTCCCGAAGTAAAGCCGGACAGTCCGGGCCATGGGTGACAGACTACGCTGAAATGGGGAAAAAGACGGTGATTCGTCGTCTCTTCAAAACGCTTCCCGTCTCCGTCGAGCTGTGCCGTGCCCTCGAACTACAGGCCGGTGCCGAGGCTGGAGAATTCGATCCATCGCTTGAGGTCATGCAGGCCGAAGCGGAGCGGACGGACAACCTCAACCAAGCAGCGATCGACGCCGCCGCGAAGCGCATTTCCTCAGAAGGCTCGCAGCCATGACCGCCCAACTGATCTACGACGAACCGTGGGGGAGCTACACCAAGTCCCGCTCTCTCGGATCATCTGCTCTCCAGGCATGGCAGATGGTGGGCCGCGCTCAGTGGTCCGCTGACTTTCTTGAGTCGGAAGCCTACGCCGATGAAGAGGGACCGGACAACGGCGCGGGAGCGAAGGAAGGCGGCGACTATCTCGACGCTCGGTTGACGGGAAACAAACCGCTGACGGATTTCGTCATTAAGCCGGAGGGGATGCGGTTTTCGACGAAGGAAGGAATTGCATGGCGCGATGCTAACGCGTCGAAGACCATCATTTCCGCAAAGCAGGAACGCGAAATCCTTGCCGCCGAACCGATGGCGCGGGAAGCCCTTGGCGTTCTCCTTGCGCTCGGAGGTCCAATCTCCTACCAAGCAACGCTTCGGGGCGATGTCGAGGGCTTGACCATCCAGACCCGCCCGGATTTCGTGATCGACGCGCCGGATATGCTGGTGATCGGGGATCTCAAGTATGTAGGCCAGATCGACAAGTTCGCCCGTGATTGGGTCGGCTCCCGGTACGAAATCCAGGTTGCTGCTGGCGTCCATTTGGCCCGTGAAAGCGGGATCACCAAACGCATCGAGTTTCGCTTCCTGCTCGTCGAGAGCGGTACCGAGAACCCGCGATGTCATTGCCTGCGAATCCCGGATTCCGCCGTCGAAAATGCCGTCCGTCGATTGAAGGAGCGGTGCGCCGACATCCGCGAAATTCGCGACTCCCCGCTTGGATTCGTCGATCTCGTCATGTTTGGCGACCTCGATCTTCCAGGATGGGCAGAGAAGAGGCTCGAAGGATCGTTTGATGCTTGACCTCCCCCGGAGCGCCCGGAGACCCGAACTATTCTGACCGGGGATTGCACCCGGAATGGAGGGGCGGCGGTCGTTGTTGTACATATTGGGTCGCCGCCCCTTTTTGCTTGCTTTCCGCCTCTCGCGAGGATGGATTCTCCCTATACGCGATCCGTTGCAGCCGGACCGCCACAGAACAAAACGGCCTCCCGGCCTCTGGACTGATCCCGAAAGGGTGATGGCTGCACCAGAACTCACCGGGAGGCTTTTTGATTGGAGAGATCATGCAATACAGAATCCCGCACCGATGGAATCACAATCCATGTTGGGAAGGCGAAATCGAAGATCAGGGCAGCGACGCGAGAAACCTTGGTGAGGCGGTGATCGCAGCGCATAAGGTTGGGGCCAGCCTCGATGGGGCCAGCCTCGATGGGGCCAGCCTCGATGGGGCCAGCCTCGATGGGGCCCGCCTCGATGGGGCCAGCCTCGATGGGGCCCGCCTCGTTGGGGCCAGCCTCGATGGGGCCAGCCTCGATGGGGCCAGCCTCGATAGGGCCAGCCTCGTTGGGGCCAGCCTCGATGGGGCCAGCCTCGATAGGGCCAGCCTCGTTGGGGCCCGCCTCTCGTACGTTGGGAAAATCAAAACCCTCCGCGTTTTCTCCGGTCTGTACCGATACGTCTGCATGGCGATCCTTGCTGAGGACGGAATACCATGGGTGCGAATGGGGTGCCTTTGGAAGACAGTCGAGGACTGGGACGCGATCGGAATCCGGGCGTCGAATACTGGAGAGTTTCCTGACGACGGATCGGAGCAATGCGAAGATCGTGTTCTGGCTTTCGACTTCACCCGCGCCGCAGCTTTGCGTCTGGCCGAATCCGCATCCCGCTTGCTATCCTGACGCGTCGGCGGTAGATTTGAGGGAGTGCCGGACGCATCACTCGGCACTTCGAGACTTGCACGACCTACGGGCCGCGCTCCTGTCCCCGAGAGGAGCGCCGAGAGGCGGGTAGTGCGCAGGGGCGCGGCCTCAATTGGAGTGGCCATGAATTTTCAAATCGCATCGGACGACATCCGGTTGCTTGAGTCGAAATTCGAGAAGGCAGGACGCGTATTCGAGAGGATTGAGGCGGGACCAGCCTTCTTCATCTACTCGGTCAAAATGATCGACTCCCCGCGAAAGTGGTTTGAGGTGTTCCAGCGGAGAATCTATCCTGCTCGAGAGATCGCAGGAAAGCCGATCCCCGCATCCCAGGCATATCCCAGCGATGAGGCGTTCGGAACGTGGGCGTGGACGTTTGACGGAATCGATGCAGCCAGAGCGCAGGCGTTCGCGATCAAGCCGCACAAAAGTACGCTTCCGCCAGAAGATGCAACGTGATTCATGTTGCATTTACATTCCCTTGCAAGTAGATTCATTCAATGAAACTTGCAACAAAAAACGAGCTTAGGACAGCTCTCAAGATCGGCGCAACTGCGCTCGAGAGAAAGCTTAGGGATGGATCCATCCCCCCTCCTGTCTGTGGAATATTTCCATCCCCTGAATTCAAGAAGCCAGCCGCCCAGGATCGCCCGTATTGGGATCTCGACGCCTGTCTTCTTGCTTGGGGGAGGCCGAAGGAATGAGTTCGCGCGCTTGGATGCCGCTCTACGTCGGCGACTACTTGGCCGACACATCGCACCTCAGCGCAGAAGCGCACGGGGCGTACCTACTACTCCTTATGCGGTGCTGGACGAAAGGGTCTATCCCTGCTGACCGTATGCAATGCATGAGCATAGCACATGCAATGCATGAGCAAAGCAGAAGCATAGTTGATGCAATCATCGATGAGTTCTTCGTTCTTCAGGACGACGGGTACCACAACAAGCGGATCGACATTGAGCGTGAAAAAGCGTGCCAATCCTACGAAAGGCGAGCAGGAGCCGCTTTGACGCGTTGGAGCAAGAAATCCGACGGATGCAATGCAGATGCAATGCATATGCAACCACAACCACAACCACAACCACAACCACAACAAAAGCCAGAACCAAAAACAAAGAAGGAGCCAAAGGCATTTTCTCCCCCTTCTCTCGAGGAAGTTCTTGCCTACTGCGCTGAGAAGATGCCGGAGTGGCACCCTTCCAGGATAGCGAGTCTTTGGGCGTTCTATGATCGTTCCGATTGGCATACAGCCAAAGGAGAGAAGATTTCCGTTTGGAAAACCAAGTTTGCCAACAACTTCGGGTATGACGAGAAAAACGGAACGACCGGCCCAACAAAAGAATGGACTTATTCCCAACAATCACAACAAAGCGCTAACCATTTCAACGAACGGCTCGCATTGCTCAAAGAAGCGGAGGAAATGAATGGACGATGAGGTCAGAAAAGGTCTGCCAAGGTCTGAACAAGCGGAAATCACAATTCTTGGATCATGCCTCAAATTTCACGAGGTCGCGAAATCAGTCGCGCTTGAACCGTCGGATTTTTATTCCGAACGACACCGGACCATATTCGAGGCAATCCAGACTGTCACGCGATCCGGACGAGCTCCAGAGACGGGCATGGTCGTGGAGGAGCTGCGGCGTATTCGATGCCTTGAGCTCGCAGGTGGAGAGACGTCGCTCATGGATCTCGTGGACTCCGTAGTCTCCCGCGTTGGATGGGAGGGAGCCCAAGACATCGTCCGGGACAAGGCGATCCTCCGCCGCGTGATCGCCAGTTCTCGACGCCTCAACGACATGGCATTTGAGGACTCGGACAGCGTCCAGGAAATAATCGCCGAGTTTGGCCGTCTTCTGGGAGAGGTCGTGCAACGCGGAACCCAGCCGATCACCACGATTCAGGCGGCGGTCGCGGATGTTTGCCATCAGAGGCCTGCGGCAATGATCATCAAGACCGGCCTGTCATGGATCGATGGGCTAATCGGGATTCGGCGAGGACAACTAGGGATCATCGCGGGGCGCCCTGGCGAAGGCAAATCATCTCTCGCAACTCAGATTGCTATCGAGCTCGCATCCAAGGCTGAGGTTCTGTTTTGCTCCCTCGAGATGACGCCTCAAGAAATTGCCGAACGTATCATCGCGCAATCGACGGATCTCAATCTGTCGCGGATCACATGCGGCGTGATGGATGCCGCCGATAAGACCGCAGCTCAGGCAGCGGTCGCGGCAATGGATCTCAATTTCTGCCGTGCCCGGACCGTCGAGGAGCTGCGAGCCATCGCATCGGTTCGAATGGCGCACGGACGGCTCAAGATGATCGTGGTCGACTATCTGCAATTACTCAAGGCGACGGGGAAAACAAACAGCCGGAACGACGAGATATCGCAGATCTCGCAGGGATTGAAGGCGCTCGCGATGGACCTAGATATCCCCGTCATCGCGCTATCGCAGTTCTCCCGCGAGGCGACGCGAGAAACTCCGCAACTCCACCACCTGCGGGATTCAGGGTCAATCGAGCAGGATGCGAACTGGGTGATATTTGTTTTCCAGGAGAAAAACCAGAGATTTGTTCGCGTGGCGAAAAATCGCTCAGGGCCGCTCGCAGATGTCGAGGTGATTTTCGACGGGTCTAAAGTCAGTTTCCGAGAAGCAATGCATCAGGATTATTTCGCATGAGCACGATCGATACCGCATCCATTTGGCGCGTCGTCGTGCCGTCTGCATCAACGCGCCGACCTGGACCAGTCATCTCCGCTCGAATGACGCGAGTCCAGGCCGAGGAGACGGCAAAACAATTGGCCCGCGACGGAATAAACTGCGTGGTCGATAGAGCATGACAAGAAAATCGAAAGGCAGAAAATGAAAGAGGAAGTCGAATTTGTCGTCCGAGCACGCCTCGACATGACAGACGAACCAGGAGCGCGGGACAGTTTGGCTAACGCCCTGTCCCATCGCCTCATCCGCGCATCGCAGGACAGGGCATCGTGCGCGGGCTCATTTGAGGTCGTCGAGGTGCATCAGCTCAGTCGCGAACAGTCCAGAGCCGTGCGCATGGTCACTGCGACGGCCCAGAACGGCGGATCGGTGCCTGGGACGATGGAAGAGGTGGCTGAAGGGTTGCGTCCGATTCTAGGTGGGTCTAATGGCTTGCGCTTCGTGGCAGACTCTGCTAAACAAAACGCTTGACTTTCGGTATTCGCGAATACATATTTAGGAGGCGGCAATGTCGCCGAACAACGGGGAACCAATGAAAAACGACGAAATCACGCTAACCATCAATGATGAGCCTGTCGTATTTGTGCGCAAGGACTCGATTCCTGCCACGATCAATTCGGAATCCGGCCCGTACCAGATCGGAAAAGCGTACCACATCAGAACCGTTACAATGGCGTTGCATGGTATGCTTGTCGCCGTGACGCCATCAGAAATCGTGATCCGTGATGCCGCCTGGATTGCTGATTCTGGACGATTCTCAGAATACCTCGCGGGGAAAGAGCCTAACGAGATTGAGCCTTTTCCGTCCGGAGATGTCATCATCGGTCGCGGATCGATCATCGACGCATTTCAGCGGGATGGTTCCTTCCGGAAGGTAAAATAATGAGCGCCGCTACTGCGAGAGCGGGATTTGATGGGTCGGGGTCGCGTTCGTGTTCGGGGTCGCGGTCGGGGTCGGGGTCGTGGTCGCGGTCGTGGTCGAAATGAACACCGCGACTGCGAAAGGTCAAAAACCAAAGCCAGATGACGAAAAAATGATCCCTGAGACGATCAGGCTCATGCGCAAGACGCGAGTGGCGGCCCGGAAAATCGCTCAACGCGACGGGGTTGGGATTGGAAAATGGATGCGCTCTGCGATAGAGAGGGCGGTGGAATCAGCATGATGACGCCATCAGAAATTCACGATCTACGCATCCGCGCCGTCGACGAGTTGCACGACAACGGAATCAAGAATCCGAATCCGGATCAGATCATCTCAAAGATGAAATGCATTGGGAAGCGAGGGGCTCAGAGATTTGAGGCGCTTTTTGGGAGCTTGAAGAGATAAACGTCGCTTTTTCTGCGATACCAGATATATATTACCCTCTGAGCAGTCCAACAAAAAGGAAGTACATGGATCTCGAAAACAAGTCCGTATCGGAACTCGAAGCAATCGCCAAGGAAGCATCCAAGCGCGCCGCAATCGCAAAGAGCACTGAAAAGCTCGAAGCATTGCGCGCATCTGCCATCGACGCTGTGCAGTGCGTTGGTGCCGAGAAGCTCCCGGACATCATCGCGCTATGCAGGCGCGTCAAGGCCGCAAAGATTCGGCGCATTTGGCGATGGGATGCGAATCTGGGAAAGAATCGGGCTATCGGTGCTGATGAGCAGTTCATCGAGCCCGCGATTCTGCTGAAGGGACCGAAAGCGAAGACTCCGATTCTGTGAGAAACTGACAATCTCCTTCTGATGGGGAGGAGATTGCTTTCATGGAAATAAAAGGGAGATTTATGCCAGCAGGTAGACCAACGCTGTACAGGCCAGAATATTGCGAGAAGGTGATCGAGCTTGGAAAATACGGTAAGTCTGTTGTGCAAATGGCGTGCGCTTTTGGAGTGTCTCGACCAACGATGGAAGAGAATTGGACTCGGGAATACCCTGAATTTCTTGAAGCCTTTACGCTCGCAAAGCAATATTCGCAAGACTGGTGGGAGCAAAAGGGACAAGATTGCTTGATTATGCCGTTTGGATCAACATTCCAAGCATCAGTTTGGTCGCGCTCTATGGCCGCACGGTTCCCGCACGATTGGCGAGAGAACTCGAAGCTTGAACATGTCGGGAAGGACGGAGGGCCAATCGAGCACACGACCACGGTCAAGTACGTTGAGCCCCCGGCAGACAACTAGCGACGTCGAGCTTCCGCGCTGGGCAGCACGGCTCCGGGAAGCGTGGCGGTTCTTCGTAGTCTACGGAGGGCGCGGTTCTTCGAAGTCCTGGACCATTGCCCGCGATAGGCTCCTGGCGTGTTCCGAACAGCCGTTGCAGGGCCTTTGCGTACGTGAGACTCAGGAATCCTTGGCGGACTCGGTGCATCGCCTCCTTGCCAACCAAATCGAGGAAATGGGCTTGCCTGGATGGACCGTCCAGCGAGAGCGAATATTCCACGCCAACGGGTCAGAAATCACTTTCGCGGGTATTCGCACCGATCCGGCCAAGATCAAATCGGCGGAAGGCGTCGATTGGTGCTGGGTTGAGGAAGCGGAAACAGTCTCGAAAGCATCCTGGGATATTCTGATTCCTACAATTCGCGGTAGAGGCGCAAAAAAGAGCGACGGTACATATTCAGGAGCGCAAATATTTATTTCATTCAATCCTCGCGAAAAGACGGATCCGACATACAAGCGATTTATTGATGATTCGCCGCCCGACGCGCTGGTATTGAAGGTGAATTGGCGCGATAACCCATGGTTCCCCGAGGTATTGCGGGCCGAAAAGGATCATCTTGCCAAAATTGACCCGGACGCATATCAGCACGTGTGGGAGGGGTTCCCGCTCATGCGCTCGGATTCCCAGGTGCTTCGCGGCAAATGGGTTGTCGAGCGATTCGAAACTCGCCCCGATTGGGACGGCCCATACTTCGGCATGGACTTCGGCTTTTCCCAGGACCCGACGCACGCTGTCGAGGTCTGGCGACACGCGAATGACCTGTACATCCGGCGAGAGGCGCGGGGATCCGTGGCAAGCTCCAAGGAGGTCCAGGACGGGAACGCAGAGGTGACCGACATCGACAGGTATCCCGAACTGCTCATGCGCTTCTCTGACATCGAGAAGAACGCCCTGCGGTGCGATGGAGCCCGTCCCGAGTCGATTTCGTACCTGCGCAAGCATGGATTTCCCAAGGCCACAGCGGCCCGGAAATGGCCGGGTAGCATCGAGGATGGCGTCGCGTGGCTCCGATCGCATGACCGGATCGTGATCCACCCTGACTGCCCGCACATCGCGGAGGAGGCGCGACTTTGGTCACACAAGGTCGACAGGCTGACCCAGGACATCCGCCCTGAGATCGTCGACAAACACAACCACGGATGGGATGCCGTCCGGTACGCCGTTGAGCCGATGATTTCTGGGAAAGGGCTTCAGCGAGACGCCCCCGCGCCAGTCGATCAAGGCGGAGGGTGGTAATCGTTTGTGTTTTTTGTGGTTTTTGAGTTATTTTAGTAATAGATGGATTTCCAAACCGCAAAAAAGGCCATCGAAACCGATCTCGCCGCGCTGGATCACATCCGGCGAGCCTACCTAGACGACGTGAGGTTTGCGATTCTTGGCGAGCAATGGGACGAAGCCGAACTCGCTCGCCGTCGCCGCCGCAAGCGCCCCGCGCTGGTCTACAACCGTCTTCCAGCGTACATCCGCCACGTCGTCAACACGGCACGACAGGACGAGCGTGCGGCGCGAGCCTACCCCATTGGCGATGGAGCAATCAGGGCGAGCGCGGAACTGATCGACCAGCGCATTCGGGCGATCCAGATTGCGTCCGATGCCTCCTCTGCCCGCGACACCGCGCTCGAGTGCGCCGTCGCTGGAGGGTTCGGATGGTATCGCATCGTGGTGGATGACATCAAGGGCGAGAAGATGCCGCGAATCGAAGGCGTACGCGACCCTCTTGCCGTGGTGTGGGACTCCGCAGCGATCCGCGCCGACCGGAGCGACATCCGGCATCTGGCGTACATGTCATCCGTCTCCCGCGAGGAGTTCAAGGCCGAGCATGGGCGAGATCCTGTCGAGTACGACGGGGCATCGACAACCTGGGCGCCGTCTGAATCCAGCGTTACTATCTGCGAGTTCTGGTACTTAGACGAGTCCGGGAACGTTTTTCAGATGCTCATGGATGGCGCTGGAGTCATCGGGGAGCCGGAGCAGTTCCAAGCCTCATTGATCCCATTCGTTTTCGTCCCAGGTGAAGAGTATTTCGTCGATGGGAAGACCTATTTCAAGGGCGTCATCCGCGACGCGAAGGAGCCGCAGCGATTTCTGAACTTCTGGAAGTCGGAAGTAGCGGAGCAGATCCAAAGCAAGAAGACTCCTCCAGCTATCGTTGACGGAAAGTCCATCACGGACGCCGATGGTAAGGTGTATCCCGAGTGGGCAGACGCGGAAGGCAATTACGCATACCGCCGCGTCAATGATCCGTCATTCCCTCCAATATTCCCGGCCCCCGCGCAGGTTCCCACCGGTGCGGCCAATGAGGCCGCGCAGTCGGTGGACGACATTAAGGCCGCGGTCGGTATCTACGACGCATCCATGGGAGCTCGAAGCAACGAGCAGAGCGGGCGGGCGATCATGGCCCGCAAGGCTCAAGGCGATATTGCCACTCTGCATTTCGGATCTGCTCTGGATCGTGCTGTCCGGATCGAGTCTTTGATCCTCGTCGAGTTGGTCCTTGCTCTCGATTCGTCGAAGCGGTGGGTACAGCTGGCGGGCGAAGACGGCGAGATCACTCCGCAGGAAGTTGGCGGACTGATGCGCTTGCGCGATGGATCAACCGCAAAAGCGGATTTCATCGCAGGGAATTACGGCGTCATCGTCACTTCCGGACCGTCGTTCTCGACTCGCCGCGAAGAGACGGCGAGTCTCTTGCAGGCCATCGGACAATCGTTCCCGCAGTTCGGTGCCTACGGTGCCGACATCCTGGCGCAAGCGATCAATATGCCGGGAGGCAACGAGCTTGCCGACCGCATCCGCAGAGGCATGGAGAAGCAAGGAATCATCGAGCCGAAGGATCCTACGCCAGAAGACCAGAAGGACGCGCAGGTCCAGCAGCTTGTCGCTGCGGTGGGCGAGATGTCCAAGGAAATCGAGCGATTGAACGATGAACGCGCCCGGCTTGCGCAGGCCGTCGAAGCGTCCCGCGTGGCGTCGCAGGAAAAACTCCAGGCCGCTCTTCTCGAAGCAGAGACGCGGAAGCAACTCGCATTGATCGAGCGTGAAACGAGGTTCTACCTCGCTGAATTCGACCGTCAGACGGAAATTGAACTCGCGAACATCAAGGGCGCACAGGCGCAGGAATCGGACACTCGCAAGAGCGCGCACGATGCCGGAATGGCCGTCCTGAATGATTCGCTGAACGAACCCGAACCATTCCCCCCGGCGATGGTTTTGGAGCTTGGGCCGGGTGAATCCAATGATCCGAGAGGGGTCTACCGTGAGTGAAGAGTCTATCGAGAACCAGCCATCGGCGCAGCCGTCCAACGTGGAAGCGCCTGAAACGAATGATCAGATCAAGAATGGCACCAGCGAGGAACAGGGGCAGAAGCAGGAAGAAAGGCGCGGCTACCAAAAGCTCGTGCCTCTCCATGAACACGTCAATGTCCGCCGCGAGCGCAACGCGTTCCGCGACGAGAATGCCGCCCTGAAGGCCGAACTGGAAGCGTTCAGAGCCGGGAAGAATGGCGCGACGCCATCGCCCCAGCAGGACGCAGGGCCGAAGAAGCCGCGCGTCGAGGATTATGCCGACAAGACTCGCGACGAGTACGAGGCGGACCTTGATAAGTGGGCCGAGGAGCGCGACCGCATCGCAGAGCGCCGCGCGGTGGAGAAGACGAGCGCCGAAACGCGGCAGACGCGATTCCAGGAGCACGCTCAAGCTGTCACGCAGAGCTTCGTCGAAGCTCAGCAGACAGCGAAGGCGTACGTTCCGGATATCGATGAACGCGTGTTGGCTCTCAACGATCCCGATATCGTCCAGTCGGTTCATCCGTCGATCTGGCTCGATATCATGTCCAGTCCAGCGGCAATCGATCTCGTCGTTGAGCTCACCGACGACATGCGCGCGCTTGAGAGGTTGCAGGGCAACCCAATCGCTGCTGCGCGTGAACTCGGAAGGCTGGAAGCTCAGATCCTCGCACGGAAGGAGCCGACGCCCACCGGACAGAATCCGGCGAGCGCATCACCAAGGCAGGCCGCTCCTGCTGCCACGCGCACGGTGCGCGGAGCAGCACCGGCTACAAGAACACTGGCCGAAGTCGCGGCACACGGCACCGTCGAAGAGTACGAAGCCGCCCGACGTTCTGGCCTCAAGTAGGAGAAAACATCATGGCATTGCTCACCAGTTCGATCATCGCCAAGGAATTCATGAAGGAATTCAAGGGGTACTCCAAGTACGCCAAGGTGGTGGACAAGCAGTACACCGACAAGTTCGGCGAACAGTCTGGCGACGTATCCAAGGGAGGAACGACCATCGAGGTCAAGACTCCCCAGGAAGTCGCAGTTCGCACGGGCCGCACCGCGTCGTTCGTGACTCCCGACGAAGGAAAGCGCTCATTCTCCGTCGATACCATGTACGGCGTGGATCTGAAGTTCACCGACGTGGAGCTTCAGCTCTCCATCGACGACTTCAGCGGGCGATTCATCAAGCCCGCAGCCGCCAAGCTCGCCGCGAAGGTCGATCAGAAGATCGCCGACGAAGCGTACAAGGCGTTCCCGAAGGCTGTCGGCACTGCTGGCACCACTCCCTCTTCGCTCAAGACGTTCAACCTCGCCCGCGGCAAGCTGGTAAACGCGCTGGTCCCTGAGAGCGATTCGCTCTATGCGTTCGTCAACACCGACGCGTCTGCTGAAATGGTTGAAGCGCTGAAGGGGCTTCTGTCTCCGAACAAGCAGATCGCTGACCAGTACCTGAACGGGTACATGGGTCGCGCCGCTGGTCTTGAGTGGATCGAATCGACGCACGTTCCCGTTCATACGGTCGGGCCTCTCGGCGGAACCCCGCTGGTCAAGGGCGCAAGCCAAGGAATCACCACCGGAACCGCCGAGACGACTTCCCTGCTCACCGACGGATGGACCTCCGCCGCCGCTGCTCGCCTGAAGGCTGGCGACGTCATCACCATCACAGGCGTGTACGACGTGGACCAGCTCACCAAGCAGACCAGGAGCTACCTTAAGCAGTTCACCGTGACCGCTGATGTCAGTTCCGACGCTTCGGGCAACGCCACTGTGATCGTGTCGCCCGCGATCATCACGGCAGGCGCTTACCAGAACGTGTCCGCAGTTCCCGCCGATGATGCTCCAATCGTGGTCTTTGGTGCCGCCAACACCGTCACCGCTCAGAACCTCGTCTTCACCCCCAAGGCGATCACGCTGGCAACCGTGCCGCTGATTCTGCCCAAGGGAACCGACATGGCCGAGCGCGTCGTTTCGGACGGCATTTCCATGCGTCTCGTTCGCGACTGGAGCCAGTCCGAGGCCGAGCTCACCACGCGCATCGACGTGTTCTTCGGAACCAAGGTGATGCGCCCTGAATGGGGAGTTCGCGTCTTCGGCTGACCCTACATAGCCCTACCTCAGAAATGGGGTGGGGCTTTTCTTTTTCTATGGAGACAGAACATGTCGCGTTACAGTTTCGCAGGGCCGAATATCGAGGATGCCGTACTGCACCACGACGACGATAGCTATGACGCCGCCATCGCATCCGGCCACAAGGACACCTATGCGCCCGAGGCGTGGGAAGACGAGGCGACCGAAGGCGATGAGACGCCCAAGCGTGGGCGCGGGCGGCCTCCCAAGGCCAAGGAGTAATCCGCCATGCCAGCGACCGCTTACGATATTGTCGTCGGAGCTTTGCAACGCTGCAAGGTCTACGCAATTGGTGAGCCTCCCACCGCTGCAGTTGGGCAGATAGGGCTTCGAACGCTCAACATGATGCGGGCGCAGATGTCCGCCGAGGGCGTCGCATGCTTCGGCCTTCAGGAACTCACCACATCGGCGCATGGCGCAAGCTCGTACACGGTCGGAACTGGCGGCGACATTGCCGGGCGCATCCTTGGTGTTCGCTCCGTTTCCATCCTCGACGGCGATACCGTGACGGCGCCGGATGAAGTGACGCTCGATGAATTCAGGCTCTTGGCGGCGGCTGAAAGCGGGTCTCCGATCTATTGGGCGCAGAAGCAGGGGGAACCTTACTCCGTATACCTGTGGCCCGCTCCTGCATCAGGAACCGTCCGCATTCTTGCGCGCACCACGTTCGCCAACATCGCGCACCTTTCCGATTTGATCCCTGAGCCGGACGAATACCTTGAGATGTTCGAGTGCATGCTGGCCGTTCGTATGGCAGACAAGTTCGGGTCTGACCCAGGATCGTCCACTGTGGCGACCGCTGAACGCGCCTATGCCGCGTTGCGCGCTCGCGCCAATTCCGGTCCACCTCCGTTGCTCCACATTGATGAAATGCTCACGGGGACGGCCTACATCGATCACGATACCGAGGAGCGATAGATGGATGGAGAACCAACAATCTCGCTGCTGACGGGAGACCTCCAAGAAGTCGTGAACAAGTATTGTGGGTTCTTGACTATAGCGGAAGTGATTGGTGCGCTTGAGATTGTGAAGATCGGCGTTTACCACAACGCAGATCCAAACAAGGAGGAGTAATGGAATTTCCCCTGACCGCTCCGGCGTATGGATCGAACATTCCCGGCATCGGCGGGGATGATGAAATCAACATGTACATCGAGACGGCGACAGAATCCGCCCTTGTTACGCGTATTCTGATCCCGACGCCAGCGCTCCGCGTCGAGTGCGTCGAAACGTCATCCGGAGCGTGCCGTGGGATGTACCGGGCCGCTTCCGGACGTGTGTTCCAGGTCGCAGGGGCTACCCTCTACGAGCTGCTTGAGAACGGCACTAGGACAGCGCGTGGCAATATCGGCACCGCGTCCGGGCCGATCGGGATGTCGGACAATGGGAACCACTTGATTCTTCTGGACGGCGGCGCGGGGTACACATTCGACTTCGTGGCGAACACGTTGACGGAGATCACGGATGCGGAGTTCCCGAACGGTGCCAACCAAGTTGCATTCATCGATGGATACTTCCTGACCTATGAACCGGGCTCGCTCTTCATCCGCTGGTCCGAACTGCTTGACGGTACCGCATGGCCTCTCCTGAATCGGACATCGGCCTACGCTTCCCCGGACGAGGTGGCGTCGGTCATCGCGAACGGTCGAGAGCTTTGGGCCTTCGGACCGCTTTCGGGGCAGGTATTCTACTCCACCGGTGAAGCAGACCAGCAGTTCGCTCCGGTCCAGTCAGTCGCGCTCGACGTTGGCACCGATGCGCCCCATTCCATCGCGGTGGCTCGAGATTCTGTGATCTTCGTCGGCGCTGGCAAGGATGGGCATGGGCGCGTGTTCCGCTCGAATGGCTACACCGTTGCGCCGATCTCCACCAGGGGGATCGAAGGAATCCTTTCCGACGCAGGCGATCTGTCTGGATCTGTTGCGCACGTCCACAGCTTCAACGGGCATACCTTCTACGTCCTTACCGTCGCGGCGGCTGAAAAGACCGTGGTCTACGATGTGGACTTGGGCGAGTGGCACGAACGCGCCTGGATGAACCCGGACACGGGCGAGCTGAAGCGATGGCGCGGCACATACGGATGTTTCGCGTTCGGGAAGATGCTGATGGGCGACTCCAACGGAAACGCCGTCTACCGCCTCTCCAGCGACCATTGGAAGGACCAGAAGCCGGACGCTTCAGGCGAATGGAACATCAAGCGCCGTCGGACGATGCCACACCTCGTTTCAGGCGGCAAGATGGTACAGCACGCCGACTTCGAGCTGTGGGGCCGCATGGGCGAGGGCCTTGTTCAGGGCCATGGCGAAGATCCCGTTTTCATCTTGTCGTGGTCCAACGACGGTGGCCGCGAGTTCTACGGAGTCCAGCACGTCAAGATAGGGCGACTCGGAAACTACGACATCCGGGCGCGGTTCGTCATGCTCGGGCAGGCTCGGGACCGCGTCTACCGGATCGAAATGACCGACCCCGTCCCGTTCGCATGGGCAGGGGCTCGCGGAAAGGTCCGGGTGCTCGATGCTTGACCACGCACCGACCACGACCGCGATCACGGACAAACTTCCGTCTCCCACATGGCAACGGTGGTTTCGCGCCGTCTCGGACTGGATCCGACGGTCCGAGACCATCAAACCATGGGATCCCGTCGTCATTGGCGGATTAGGTACGGCAACGACAGAAGCACGATACGTTCGCGTCGGTTCTGTCGTATATTTCTCTTTGTCGATCACCCCCTCAGGCGCTTGGAGCGCAACACAGGGCGTTACCTCGGTGGGCCTCCCGGTACAGGCCACAGTAGACGGGGGAATCGTGGTCGCACAAAGCGGGATAGTGCAAGGGATTGCAACAGCAAGCGGAACATCGCTTTCGCTTCCCACCTTATCCACATCTTCCCCGCTCCTGATTTCAGGGGCCTACATCGCTGGAGGCGAATAATGGATCCGGTCACCCTTGGACTTGGCGGGCTTTCTGTAATTTCTGGATTAGCCGGAATGAGTTCTGCCAACCGCGCTGCTCGCGAAAATGCAAGGGCTACACAGGCGGCAATCAATGAGCAGAGAAGGCAGTACGATACCACTCGCGCTGATCTTGCTTCATATCGCGGACTTGGAGACTATTCTGCGAATGCATTACAAGCAGGCCTTGAATCTGGTGCATATAATGCCCCTGAATTCGATTTTCAGGCAAAGGACTATTCATACAATGCAGGAGAAGACTCAAGTCTTCAGCAAGCTCTAAATCAAGCAAATAAATCGCTTGAAGCTAGCGCCGCCGCTCGTGGCGTTCTTGGCGGTGGCGGTGTTCTCCGGGCCATTAGCAAGGAGAATATGGGGCAGACCGCGCAGTTTGAAGATAAGGCGTATAACCGTTATCAAACTGATGAAAATACACGTTACGGACGCGCTACTGATGCCTACAACCGTACATACGGAGCTTCGCAGGATGCCGCAAATCGCTTGATGTCCGCTTCGAATCTTGGCATGAGTGCGGCCACGACGACGGGATCGCTCGGAGCAAATACAGCAAACCAGATCGGTTCCCTTGGAATCCAGGGGGCAAACACGTCTTCCGCCTACAAGTCTTCCGGACAGGAACAGCTTTTCAAGGGTCTGGGGCAAGGGCTAGGCTACTTGCAGGGAGGATGGCAATAATGGCCTACATTCCACTGTCAGACGTTGTCGGAGGTCTCAGTAGCGGGTTCTCCGGTGCATCTCGCGACATCATGGCGATCCAGCAGGCTCGACAGCTTGCTGAACAGCGCAGGCAGGCAATGGAACTTGCCAAGCAGGAAGAGGCGAGAGCGCAAGCCGAAGAGCAAAGGCGACAGGCGGCAGAGACGGCAAAAACTGCCCTTCGTCCGCTTGACCTCGCTGCATCGCAGTACGCACTCCGTGGGCAGATCCTCGGCACCGCGAAGACCCCCGAGGACTACGCGACGGTGTTGGGAGAGGTGAACCGCCTTGGCCTTCCGACTGCTGACCTGCCCGTGGCCAGCTCCGGCGAGTCGACCGCGTGGAAGACGTTCACGCAACCCAAGGACGCGCCGGCCGTCGTCCCATGGCTCCCTGAAAAGTGGCGCCCCGCTCCGATCCTCCCCGCGCCTGAAGCACAGCTTCCGATCGGAGATCAGCGCATCGGCGCAACCGACATGGCGCAGGTTCAGGCGGCGGCAGAACGTGGGTTGCCTATCGACAAGCAGCAGAAGTTCCGAGACCAGGACATCGGGCGACAGATCCAACTCGCGAACCTTTCCCGCGTCCAGGACAAAGATGCGCTTTCCCGCGAATGGATGGCCTTCCAGCGTGAGGCAAAGATCCAGGGGATGACCGAAGCGGAAACCCAGCGCGAATTCCAGCGCAGGATGGCAACGCTTGGTTTTGGAATCGACCTGCAAAAGCTCGATCTCCAGAAGGAGCAGGCGATACGCGAAGCTGCAAAGCCGAAGATCAATGAGGGGCAGGCAAAAGCCGTCCTATTCGGGCAGGAGGTTTCCGCCTCTCTCGGAGATTTCAAAAACCTGCTCGGGAAGGGTTTCGACCCTACCAGCGCAAAGGGAAGTGCGTCTATCACGATGGCAGGGGCCGAAGGTCTCGCCGCTCCTCTCCGTGGGCTTGCCTCGCAGGATGCGCAGATCTGGAACAATGCTGCCGACCAACTGACCCAGGCGGCACTCCGCTTCGAGTCCGGCGCGGCCATCGGGGAACAGGAATTTGGGAAGAAGATCCGGGCCAACGTACCGCGCATGGGGGACTCCAAGGAAGTCGTTTCCAGGAAGCTCCAGGCAATCGACCGTGCTGCCCGAGCGTTCGAGGAATACAGCGGAAAGACATTTGGAGGAGGACAACCCGCCGCGCCCCCATCCGCTCCCGCAAGATCCGCACGGAATCAACAGGAGTTCAACACGATTTGGGCCACGCTCAAGCCGGGGGAAACCTTGCAAGATCCAAACGGCAAGACGTGGAAGAAAGGCGGCGCACGATGACCAGTCGGACTATGCCGGGAAGGTCATCTCCTCGCGCTCAACCAGTCGCGTTCGTGCCTCCCGCTGATGCGGTGGAATTTGTTCCTCCTTCGGACGGCGTTGCGGTCGATTCGCTTCCGTCTACTCCACAGCCGCAAGATCTCGCACCAAAGCCAGAGCCAGCTTGGTACGAATCGCTTTTTCCTCTCTCATCCGAAAACGCCGACGCTCCGGCCTACGCGCCCCGCGCTCTTGATGCCGCATGGCGCGATATCTCCTCCCTCCCTGGCCGCGCCTATGCGTCCATGACCAGGCCAGAGGGAGAAAGCTACAGCGAGGCAATGGCGCGAACCGAGGCCCCACAGGACGCTTCGGGCGCATGGAGCGTGACGGACAATATCCTGCGCGATCCTCTTTTGGCCCCCAGTGTCGCGGCTCCCGCGCTCCGTCTTCCCGCCTGGCTTGCTTCGGCGGCTCCCGCATGGTTGCGAGGAGCTACCGCTGGTGTCGAGCTTGGCGCGAATGCTGGATCCAGGTCCATGCAGGCAGTCCGGGCAGCAGCCAAAGCGACTCCAGGAGGCGCGGCCATCGCTGGACTTTCGCAGTCTGACCGGTTGGCCCGTGGCGAGGCCCCGAACATCAGGCGGGCGCTCGGTACATTCGCGGCGGCTCCGGTCATGGCTGGGGCTGGACCAATGCTCGAAGGGCTTGGCGCTGGATTGAAGCGTGGAGGCGTCCAGGCGCTTCGCCAAATGGTCAAGCCTACCACGACGGAGCTTGAAGGTTTCTACAGGGCGATGGACGCTGGATTGCTTCCAGAAGCCGCAGGAATGTTTACCATGACCCCAGGCGGGGCGGGGGAGCGATACATCGGGCGCATGAAGACGCGCACCGAGGCCGCGTATGCTCCAGCCATCGCAGAGGCAGAGCGGACGGGCGCAACAGTCAACATGGACCAGGTCATGCGTGATGCTTCCCGCTCGTTGCGTGGCGAGGTGGACGAAGGCAAGCTGGCTCTTGGCGAAGATGACATTTCCAATGTGAACGACTGGCTTGGCGCGAAACTCCTCTACCGCGATGCACCAGGGCGCGAAGCTCTGAGGCAGGCGAATATCCCGTACCAGGGGCGATACGTACCGCAGATCGGGAAGAAGGATGTTGTCCAGCAATTCACAGAGCGCGGCGCACCCATCATGTACAAGGGTTCGCAGGCGTTGGGGCCGTTTGGCGAACCTCTTTACGAGCGCGTGACCGTCCCGCGAATCGTTGGTCAAAAGGATATCATTTCGGGATTCGAAAAACTTCCCGACTACTACGAGCCGATCCCCGATGTCACGCGCCCCGTGATCCCGGCGCACCGCCTGAAATCCGCAATGCAGGATGCCGCCTATCCGGGCCGCGATCCGAAGGCGGTTGCGCCTCAAGCCGGAACGCGTGCAGGGGCGAAAGGTGCCGACCGCGCCATCCGTGCGCAGATCGCGGAAGTGTCCCCGGCCTACGCCGCAGCGGACGCGCAGGTAGCACCATGGTATGCTGGTGCGGACGCCTTCCAACGCGCCGCAGACGTTCGGGGCGGGAACTACGCGCTCGACATCATGGCTCCTCTTGTCGGAGGTGCGGCAGGCTCGCAAAACGGTGTTGCCTCGGGGCTTGGTGGAGCGCTCGGAACGGCGGCACTTGTCCGCTATCTCCGATCTCCCGCTCTCGCTCGGCACTTGTGGGAGGCTGGCCGCGCAGCCCAGGCGACAGGTCGAGGCGTCCAGGCCGCGCCAACGCTCGGATCGATGCTATTCCAATCTCAAACCGACAACGCGAGGTAATCCATGTCTGGCCTCGCTGAATCTCTGTTCCCTCGCTCCTCGAAGCTTGCCGGGATGAACCCGTTTCACCCGCGCGCATTGCTTGGCGCTGGGCTGGACGTTGCGAGCTTTCCAGGTCGCGCCTATGCCTCCTTGGGGCGCATGGGCGATGAATCGTACCTTGACGCACTCGGACGCACTGGGCCGCGCTACGTTGCGGGACAGGGTGAGGGTGACGAGATGGCCGACGCGATCCTTCGCGACCCGTTGACACCTGTGGGGTTTGGGCTCGGATCACTCCTTCGCGGCGCTCGCCCTCTGGTCGGCATGGCGGCGGATCTCGGGACCAACGCGGCGGGGATGGCAGCGGACCAGTACGCGACCACGGGAGGCGTGAACGGAGCGGACATTGGCACGGGCGCAGGCATGGGCGTACTGCTCGGACTAGGTGGGATGGCGAAGGGCGGAAAGCGGTCTATGATCTCCCCAGAAGAGCGCGCCGCGAACTTCCGCAACTGGTTTGGTGACTCGAAAGTTGTAGACAAGGCGGGGAAGCCGCTGACGGTGTACCATGGTGGAGCAGATCCTGTAGACGCTTTCACAAAACGCCCCGAACGAGGAGGAGGATTTGGGGCTGGGTATTTTTCATCTGATCCAGATGTTGCTACAGCTTACGCGACAACTGGGCAGCCTCCCGGATCTGAGCTCGCGAGGAAGTTTAGGGATGGCGCTGTTACCAATACCCATCTGTCAATACGCAACCCAATCAACGAAAATACAACATTTGAGCAATTCTTTAATGGGGATAAAGACAGGGCACTATCCCTAGTGGAGGATATTACAGACAGAAACGAATTTGAAGACATGCGAGATATTGCAGTAAATGGGAGCGATAAAGATTTTTGGAGTGGGATAGAGTCGCTTGAACTGAGCGGGCTTAATGTTAATCATGAGCTATATACTCCGCTATTGGAATCTTCGCCATTGTTGCGGTCTCTTGGAAATTATTCTGGCGGCGAGTATTATCAAGGGCTAATTAAGCCAACAGCGTTTGATGGAATTATCCATAATGACTTTGAAAATGGTGGGAAAACATTTATTCCATTCAAACCCACCCAAATCAAATCCGCGACCGGCAACCGTGGCACGTTCGACCCGAACGATCCGAACATCACACACTTTGCAGGGACCAATCAAGGCCCATCTAGAAACCGCGCCACGACCCGCCTAGAGCGACAGGCCGCACAGGTCGCATATGACAAATACGGGCGACCTCGCGAAGAATCCGCAGCGCGTCCAGTTTCGACCTTTCGAGGGCTCGGAAGTCTGCTATCTTCTCCATCAGACACCTATTACACGCGGGGCTCCCGTTGATTCTCTTCTACCTCGGCCAAGTCCCTGCACAGTGGTTCACAGAAGCCGGAGACACCGCCCTAGCCGGTGGTGTGCTCAAGTTCTTCGAGGTCGGCACGTCGAATCCCAAAGCGGTCTATTCCGACTACCAGCGCGTCACGGCGGCGGGAACCACCGTCACGCTCGATGCTTCGGGCCGGGCGAATGTCTTCCTCGATGGCCTCTACAGCGTCCAGCTTTTCGACGCCAACGCGGTCCAGATCGGACCAACGGTTGACGGCATCGGAAACGCCGCGATGATCGGGGACGGGACCACGCTGGTTCTCGAAACATACGACGACATGCGCGGCTTTGATGGCGACGACTTCCGGGCCGCTGTCCTGCAAGGCCGTGCAGCCAATGGCGACGGCGGTGCAGGCCTTTTCGTGTGGGATGCACTGGAGACCACGGCAGACGACGACGGAACGATCCTTGCCCCCTCTACGCTCCCGCTATCGGGCCGGTGGGTGCGCGTCCGTGGTGAGACCGTGGACCCTCGCTGGTACGGCTGCAAAATGGACGGCACGACGGCGGATGATACGCAACTTGCTATCGCGTTTGCGGCTTCAGCAACGTTGAAGGCCAGGCTCCATTTCGAGGGCGGATACAGCCGCGTCACATCGAACACGACGATCCCGACGGACGCGCGCGTGTCCTGCGGAGAGGCAGCAGGCATTACGGCGACCGGAAGCACGGTGACGTTGACTATCCCGGCTGGCGTCATCTTCGCCGGATCGGCGGCGTGCTTCGGGGGCACGCTCCAGCCGCTGTTCGCCGGGATTGATACGCCAGTGATTCCGTTTTCCTGGATGGGTGGCGCGAGTTTCGATTCAATGCTCGACAAGTGGGCGGCGGCGTCCGGTATAGCTGGGCAGACATATCTTCTGGATAAACATAGCTCAGGAATCATTCCCACTTTTTTAGCGGGTAGGCACTTAGATGTAGTTCCAGGATGCGTAATGATTGTAAACGCATTGGCACAATCTATAGATATTGATGTTGTTGTCCCTGATAATATATACTGGCTAAATTGGGGACCATTCCAAAATATCGGAACTGTAAACATTGGATATCGCTATTGCCCTGTTGAATGGTTCGGAGCAGTTGGAGATGGAATTACTGATGATGGTATCCCACTTGTAGCGGCATTTAAAAGTGGATGGGCAAAGCTGGGATTCGGAAAGTACCTATTAGGATCAGATATAAATATTACCGCTCTTAGATTAGACGGAATGCTATCAAATGCGTGTGGCGATGGCATATTCTCTGGTTTATCCACAATGCCAGCATCTTCTTTGATAATGGCAAGCGATAAAACTATTACATCTTCTCTTGGAATAGATCTCGATTCTGTTGGCGTTTATTGTTCTGGTGGTTATATCGCTGTTGCGATGACACAAAACTTTTCGGCAAAGAATTGCGTTTTAGGATGCTTTGATGGAGCGACAATAACCGCTGGGCGAATAGATACACAAGATTGTTATGCTAATTCAAGTTTGATTTTTCAGACAAGTACTGGAGAGACTACTTTCTATTCTAATCTTAGGACAAACTCATATCCAGATCGCAGGATGTTCCGGCGCGGGACTGCGTTGCGTGAAGTGTACCATCTTAATGAGGTCGGGACATCATCTTTATATGATATCGTTCTTACCGCAGATAATTACGACGGACTAGAGGATGGAAAGACGAGTCTTACCCTTGATTCTGTTATAGCGGAATCAATTAGTTTTAAAAAGATCACAACTGGTTCACAAAAGAATGTTGATCTTACTGGATTAGACGCTACATATACCGTCCTTGACTCTGATCCAGCAACAATTATTTTCTCTCCTGGTGCGGCTGATAAAGTTGTGACTCTTCCTGCTACCGCTGGAGTTACGTGTAAGATTAGATTCTTTGTCTGTAATTATACAACAAATGACGCACAGATATCATTTTCTGGAGATCTGATTGACGCCAACTTTACCGCAACTCCATCTCTTACATTTTCAAGTATTGTTAGAACAGCCATCTTTATCGATGCGCTTGGAAAGTGGGCTATGTAATGGCTGGTTCTCTTGCTCCTCAATGGCTTTTTCAGATATTTGATGATGTAGGGAATATTGCATCTGGAGCAAAGCTATTTTCATGGATCGCAGGTACTACGGAGCCTGCTCCTGTCTATGCCGACTACGCGTGTACTACGCCACTTCTCCAAGGTTATGCGGCCAATTCAGCGGGGCGCATGAACTTTTGGCTGAAGGATGGAGTTTCTTACCGCCTGCGCGTCGAGACCGTAGACGGTGACGTCCTTTGTGACCGATGGCCTATTACTGGATCAGGTAAACTTTCGTCATCTGATCTAAGGTCTTTTATTGCTGATAGCGCAGAAATCGTTTGGACTCTTGACGAAGAGGAAGACGAATTATCTGGACATCTTGTATGGCCGCTCACACCCCCACAAGGCGATTACATCGATGCGGCGGCATCCGAGTTCAAAAGCGTCGCTGGTGGGCAGGGATATGGGACGGATGCTATTGTCGCGCGCCGCAATGGCACCGAAGATTCTCGAATTGGGATTGATTTCGGATATGCTGGGGCAGAGGCATTTTCTCGCGTCGGAATGCTGGACGGGACGCGAATTGAATTTAAGGAGGACGCTGGCGGAACAGATATTGACGCGTATGGGCACAATACGTTCAAATTCGACTCGCTAGTCGTTGAAGATCAGGCGGGATCAGGATCACGCATGGTTGTGGCAGGCCCTACGGGGGCGCAGTCGGCTACGGTCCCTGCCCCAACGGTATTCGCTCAAACGCTTCTCGACGACGAAGACGCCGCCACGGCGAGGGCGACGCTTGGGGCACAAGCTTCGGCTTACGGAGGCATCGAGTTCGCGGGCAACAGATTCACCGATCCAGTTACGCAAGCGATTGACAATAGCGCATCATGGACAAAAATTACATCGCCGTTCACTGGAAATACGATATCGTCCAAATGTACTCCGGCCTATGTGTCCGCAAACGTTACATCTGGAGTAAGTGCAGTCTACCGCGTTACCTGCACATTGTCGATGTCGGCGTCTACAGCTAACTCCGTGAAAATAGCGATATGCAAAAACAACGCATATCCGGACAGCGCATGTATGCGAGTCAACATCCCTACCGAGGCGACGACCGTGACGATAAGTCGGCTTGTATCGCTGTCAGTCGGAGAATATGTAGACGTGCGCGTTTCTGAAGCAACATCTGCGTTCACCGCGACATTCTATTCCGCTCTGCTTGACATCGTAGCAGTATAACCCTAACCACCAACCAGGAGACCGCCATGCCCATCACATTCGACGAGATCAAATCAAGTGCGATCACCGCCTTTTCCGCTTTCATTGGCGTGGTTGCGGCAATGTGGATGCTATTCGTTTCGGTTGGCGATAGAACATGGGTGACGAAGGCAGAATTTATTCCTGTCAAGGAAGACATCGCCGCAATAAAAGCTGTCATCGGAAGTGGGCATGGCGATATCATGGCAAGAAGATGCCGCGCAAACGCATCGCAGAACGTAAATTCAGACAAAGAGGGGGAGTGACATGCGGGTTCATAATTTCCACACGAAGAGATCTCTGGCAAGTCTTGGCGACGGGATGAATCCAAGAGGAAATACCGTTGGCGTCCAGATGCTTTTGGAAGGGTCTGGGGCGGTCGCCGCTACTGTTCAGCCAAAAGGGAGAATTCGTCCTCTAAATCCTTCAACTGTTATGCCTCTTGAAAATATCGGGACTGCAATTTCTTTTTCTGGAACTGCTCCGGTTTCGCAGTCGATTACATTTGATAATCTAGTAGCATCAGAGATCTATATGGATTTGACTTCTATCGGATCGTCTATCATGTCATTTTCCGCATTTGGATCGGAGGCGGAATAATGAATAGCCTTGGAACATGGCGCTACGGACTATCCGGAGCAACTGACTCAGCGGCGCAATACGAAACCCTCTCCGGCCTCCTCTCCACCACCCCTACGGCAGGCATGCGCGCTACGGCATTGGATGCGCCGGGGAGCATGCTGTACGAGGTCGGCGGGAAGTGGGGCGGGTCGCTTGGCTCCGTCTCGCAGGCCACGCTGGCGGCGCTGACTGCTGGGCAGTTGGCAATGTTTGCAGAAGGGATCGCGGTTACAGTTTCTGGAGTTACGATGTATTACCGTGGCGGGGTATTCCGCGTCGGAGGCATCCGCCAGGAGAGCCGCGCAGTATGGGCTCCATTCCCCGATAATCCCGACACATTCGACTATGGCTCGAGTACGAATAAGGCGGTCCAAACATGCATTCGTGCCCCGATCAAACAGTTCCGAAAAATCCGCGTCTGGCTGGCAAATAAAAGTAACGCCGCCACCTATGACGGTTGGAGGGGGATCATTGCCGCGCCATCTTCCGGAGCAACGTCATTCGCACCCTCTGTTGGTGGTGCCGTCACAGAGGATTCTGCGACGGGATGGACAACTGTTGGCGGCGCAATTTCAATCGAAGTTGCACCCGCAAACATAGGATTAAAGCGTCCTCGCATGGGGCACTGGATTTCCAACGTTATTCCTGTTGTTTCTGTCCCCGCAAGCGACGGTGGAAATCCGTGGCTTTTCCTTCGCGGGAGCCGATCCGCGACCAATTACCCGTACGTCGCTACTCGTGGTGATACTGGAGGAGCATATGGATTTGAGCGCATTACAAAACATATCAATGACTCTACAGGAGGCCCAATTGCGGCAGATTCCGTAACTTCCGCCGCCACATTTGATGCAGCAGCAGTAAGCACCAGCGACACCGATTTTCTTCGCGTGGATTTCTACGGAGACGACGAGTTTGTGTCAGTAGATCTCTGCGGCGCATCGACACTTTCTGTCGGCGTTGGCAGTGGGTACTCGTGGCCCATCTATGCAGTCCCCGCGCTCCGTGATGCAATGATTTCCCCATATATTTTGGGGACCGGATCTCTGGTTACCGCTGGAATTCAGGAGAATGCCGAATGGCTGAACTCCAAAACCAATTCGCGGTTCATGGCGATTCCAGTTTTCTCGAGCATTGACGGGTATACTGCGGAACTGGTGCGCGTCCAAATGGCGAGATTTTTCAATCTCCGCGAATTGCTTTACGCGAGCGGGGTGACGGCAATTGCGTGTATCTTCCCGCATAATGCGGCCTATGATAATGCAACCTATCGAGCTGTGTGCGTACAAGCCATTTCGGATCTTTATTCTAGCGGTTGTCCTATCCTAGATTTCCGCTATGTCATTGGTGATCCGGCGCATCAATACGATTCCTGGCTAGCGACAATGTCGAGCGACGGCACGCATCCAAATGCGGTGGGCGAACAGGCGTTGGCTGCGGCACTCCCATCCCTCCTGTCCATGATCGTCTACCAGTAATAATTAGGGATTTCCCATGAAATACAGCTTCTACAACTCGAACCACGTCCTGCGCCGCGCGGATGGGCACAACCGCAAAACAACTCAACAGAAGGATCCGCCATGCTGATTTGCCTAGCTCCCGGCCACGGAGGACATGACAGCGGATGCGTAGGACTCCACGGACTGCGGGAATCCGATCTCAATCTCGACATCTCTGGACGGGTCGCAACGCTCGCCCTCATGGATGGCTGGCGCATTACTGCGACGCGCTCTTCTGATATTTTCGTGTCGCCCGACGATCAGGCTCACTACGCCAACAACCGCGCCGCCGATGTCCTGCTTGCGATCCATGGAAACGGCTCTGATAATCGCAAGGCCCACGGCGTCGAATTCTACACATCGCGAGGGCAGACTGAATCGGATAAAATCGTTCCGCACCTCGAACGGGCATGGCGAGATGAGTTCCCGGACGCGCTGATCCGTACGGATTGGAGCGACGGAGACAGCGACAAGGAAGCCGGTTTTGCAGTCGTCTCAAGGTCCCGTTGCCCCGCCGTCCTGGTTGAGGTAGGATTCGTCTCGCACCCCGAAACCGAAGCAGAATTGAAGACGGCAGAATTCCGCCAACGCATCGCATCCGCCCTCGCAAAGGGGCTGAAGGCATGGAGGGAGTCAAAAAATGCCCACTGAGTACATTCCTGCAAAAAGCCATACGAAGGCCCTGCGAGTTGCGTTCCCTCCTGGCGCGGCGCTCGTACTGGTTTGGTGCGCGCGCGAGTTCCTGCACCGCGAGATCCCCGCAGACGTGGCTCTGGCGATCCTCGCTGGCGTGGCGTACGGTGCGGAGTGGGCGCGGAACAAGATCAAGCATGGGATCCGCTGATGAAGACGTGGCCTTTCTGCCTCGCTGGAATTTTGGTTGCTATCCTATTCGGAGTTGCGGCGACATCTCTTGCCGTGCGCTCATGCTCGCCATCTCGCCCCGTCGCTCACTCCTCCGCTCGCGACTCGATCAGGACTACCAACGCAGTCAGCAGAGCCCTCGATTCGGTGGCTCTGGTCGAATACGGGCGCAAGGTCGAGGCGGCGCGAGGCGACTCGCTGGCGGGCCTCCTGTCGGCTCAAGCGGCGCGGATCCGTACTCGATGGCTCCCTGGACGGCTGGACACGATCATCCGGCGTGACACGGTGCGCGACTCCGTCCTCGTGGCCGGTCGCGATGTCCGGGCCGTCATGCTCTCCGATTCGGCGTGCTGGGTGCGGGTAGACTCGCAAGCCGGGGTGATTCTGCTCGATTCGCTGGAGATTGCAGACCTTCGACGGCGTCCGGAGTCCTGCGGGACGTGGAGCGCGTTCGGGATTGGGTTCGGGCTGGGTGCAACGGCGGCGGCTGGGGCTTGCGTGCTGGTGCGCTAGGCCTCGGCCGTATCCCGGCCGTCAATGACACGATTTGTCCAGACCCCGCATAAACACTAGCTTGCACGCTGATCTCCGCGATTACGGCCGCAAAACAAAAGCGCCCACCACCTCGCGATGATGGGCGCTGGACCATGTTTCTCGGGTGGGAAAAATGGTTAGAACGTGGTCGGCTTGGCGATCGAACGAGTCAGCGCCATGAGTCCTGTCTGAAGGTCCGTCGCGCCGATGCTAGCCCAGCGCTTGTCGGTTTCGGGATGCGCCTTCAAGCGTTCCACCAGATCGCCAAGCTCTGCGCCTTTCGCCTTCACCTCGTTCATGAGGTCGATTTCATCCTGCGACAGTTCGCGGTATCCCGAAATCTGCCTATGCTGGTTTTTCATGATATTCCTTCTCGATTGATTGTTCTCCCCCCATTCAGGCCGGGGGATTCGCCTTTTCTTCGACTCCGCTCAACTCGTCCGCAAGGACCTCTAGAAACGCGGCGTCAACCGCTTGCTTGATCGCTTCCCACTCGACAGGATCAAGGCGGATCTTTCCCGGTTCGGCGCGTTCGTATAACTGTCGGACAGTCAAAAATTGTCCATCCGCTTCGTCATCACGCTGAATGATGGTCGCCATTTCGGAAAAGATGGGCTCGCCTTTCGGTTTGACAATCCATGCGTAGGGTTGGATTTCGTAGGGCTTCACGCCGTCCACTCCTGCCGGATGTTGAGCCGACCGCCACCGACCCGGCAATGTCGGCGGATGGTGACGTGCCCAGCCTCTCTCAGGCCATGCAGGACCACCGAGAGACGTCGGCGCGATACGATCTCTCCGGCGTCGGACAGTCGGGCGGCTACCTCGTCTGTCGTCGCTGGGCTGGCCTCGATGGACCGGAGCACGGCGGATGCGATGGGGTCGAGAGTCACGCCGTCGCCCCGATCACCCACAGCAGGCGCGAGAAACTGGTGATTGGGCGCATGTCGTCGGTCGGCCCGGCCTCCATCGCCTTGCGCCCGAAGTTGTTTTCAAATGCGTACCAGGAGCACCAACCGTGCTTGTCGCCGAGGGCCAGCGCGACGAGTTCTGTCGTGAGGTCGAAGTGCGACCAAACGGACTTCCCCAGGTCGCCCTCGAAGTATGAGCGCCCGAACAGCGGCTCCAGGCGATCCATCACCGCCTCGTTCCTGTCATGCGCGGCCTTCCACTTGCGGAGAATGGCGATCTTTTCGGCGTGGGTCATGCGTCCTCCAATTCGATGATGAAGCACTTCCCGGTCACCGTATCGCCGGACCACTCGGGCCGCGGCGTACCCCACCGGATGCGCTTGATCTTGCGCGTCAGGGTGCGGGACGTGTAGCCGCGGGAGGCGACGAGGGTATGGTAGGGAAAGAAGTCTCCGTGCCCGTACTCGCTCAACTTGCGCGGCCATTGTTTTTCGATCCAAGGTTGAAGCAGCTTTGCCGCCCAATGGCTCCCCCGGTACTCCTCCCGCTTCTCCCCGCTCTCGATCATGTCGAACCACTTCCCAGTCAGCACGACACGGAGAATGCCATCAGCGCGGCTCATAGTTCTTCTTTCTGTTCGAGGGCGGCGCGAACGCCATCAATGGCCCTCTGGTACGCAGGAGTCGCGAACCCTCCATCGTCCTCCTCGACGAATGGCCAGATATCGCGCAATGCCTCCCTGGCGCTCTCAAGCTCGGAACGGAGGGTGTCACACGTCGATGCGAGGCGGAGGAGTCCTTTGTTTGCCTCCTGAGCTTCTTCGTACAGCCTTCCCACCTCCTCATGCATTGGTCCGCACTCGGCGCAACCAGAGTCGGTCACGTCGTCGATCTGGGCCTCAACATTCACCAACTCCTGAATGAGTCGGACGGCTTGCTCCGTTGATCCAATGATGCCGTGCGCGTCCTCACTCCTCCAGTACTTAAATCCGAACGCTACTGCCTTTTCTTGGATGTCTCCGGTGGTCATAAAGCGATTCCTTTCCGTCTCTCCTGGTTTTCGCAGTACTCAGCTTGCAAGGCCATGAGGTCACTTTCAAATAGGTTACGCGAAAGCTCGCTGAATGCGGGCCTCTCGTCATCCATGCAATTCGACTCGGAGACGTAGCGATGATAGATCGAATCGCAGTCATTGCACCGCTTGACGCTGAATCCTTTGCCTTCCCATGCGCCGGAGTAGTAGTGGTACGCCTCCCCTACCGGAATCACTCCTCGACATTCGATGCACTTGTGCTGTTTCCGAGCTTTGCGCTCCTCGTGTTGGCAAAAATCGCCCATCACTCACCCCCTGCGGAGTGGGCTAGTGCGGATTCGATCCTACTTTCATGGCATGCGTTGAGGTATTCGCCAGTACTAGTTAACTCCTTAGGGAGCCGCATGAAGTGGGTGAAGTAACTGCTGTCGAAATCCGTGTACATCGGGCTGGTGACCTCGGGAGGTTCGCCAACATCGAGCCGGAAAAACAGGCAAGGCCCGTCCGGTTCGTCCCACTCCTTAACTTTGAAAAATGGTCCGGACATCATCCCCTCTTTTCTGTGGTGGGCTGGGTGCGGCGCAACGCAGACACCAAGAGGAGCACTTCCTCTTTCCGATCTGGCTCCGACTCGACAGCTTCAACGGTTACCGAAACTCCTCGCGCACCCATTTCGAGGAGTCCCCAACCTTCCGGTAGTTCTTCCGGGCGAATCATCCCAGACGGTGCAGCGTAGTACCTGCGAGTCCCCATGCCTCGAAGTGTTCGGTGGAACTTCTTGTGTTCGGCCAGGAAGTCAGATCTGCTAGCCTTGCACTCGACAAGAATTGACATGGGGCGACTGTTCCACCCAATTACATCCGGCGTCTCGCGAGTGACGGCCACGAGATCTGACAGGACGACGGAGCATGCAGAGCGGTAGGCCGGGCCATCTTGCGGCCTTCTAAGCCAGCGAGCTACAGCCTGTTGGATCTGCTGATGAATGACTCCTCCTGACATCTACCCCTCCTCTCTCTGCGCGGGGGCCTGGGCATTCCCTTTTTTCGCTCTCCATTTTTCCCATGCCTCGCGGTGCTTGCGAGACAATACATCGGATGCAAGCTTCCTCTCGATGGCGTCGCCTATCTCCCCGCCAACTGTTCGGGCGTCAGGACGCTCGCGGCGGATTTTGATCTGTAGGGCTTTGGATGCGGCAATAGATTCCCGCGCGGCGGCAATACATTCGAGCGCGGTCATTTTCCATCTGCTCCTGCGTTGAGGGGGACGTAACTGGGGGCAATATGGCCCCGACTCGCGTAATACTGCGCGACCCCCATTCCCCACGCTAGAGTAGGAGCCTGCGGGAGTAGGTTCCGCCCATCTGGATGAGTTATTATCCATGCCCTGCGCGCTTTATTGGGCAGATCATGATACGCCATCTGCTGTGTCCTCCGCATCGACGATGTTGTAGACGAGCGATTCCCCGGCCCCGACATCTACGGGCGAGAATACATCGTCCCGCACGATCGCCAACGCCATGCGACAGGATGCGTCCCGAATGCGCGTTGCAACGTCGCACAGGTCGCTGAAACATCCAGGGCAGACGATAACAGAATCCGTCTTTTGTAGATCGAGATTGAAGACCTTTCGGAAGGTCGCGTCATCACCGCATACGTCGCATTTGCTCATCGGATGGGCCAGATCGCAGGAGGCACAAGAGCAAGCAGGATCGCCCAAGCCGCAGCGATACACAATGCTGCCAGCGCGGCACCTGCAATGATCTCGAGTATCATGTTTTTGGTATTCATTTTTCAGTTTCTATTTTGAGGTAATTTTCAATGGCTGATACTGCCGATTCTGCGGTATAGCATACTTCGACAAGATTGCGATTCATTCTGAGCGATTTGATTATTTGCTTTTGTGGGACAGATAACCTCCCTTTTGGGGACTTCATTTCGATCCAAAGGCCGATATATTCGCCTCTTGCAATAGGCAAATGCAGATCAGGGATGCCGGGAACTACGCCTTGAGACTTGAGCCTCTTCGCTTCAAGCATTCCACGATTCCCTCCATTTGGCACATGATGGAGTAATGCGAGTTCTGTGGCTGTTGCTTGGCGCATCCTGGCCCATCGAATTACCGATGATTGAGCGGCGTCTTCGAGGTGTTTCATGGCGAAACTCTACCATTGATCGCATCGCCAGACATCCGGCGCAATTGGTGGACGAGATTTGTCATCCGCTCTTCGTCCGGGAAATTGGCCGCGATATTGCATAGCGTCCTGGTTAGACGCAGGTAGGCTACGATCAAATCAGCCTCCCACGGCTGCCCGTCTCCATCATCAACGGCGAGGGATAACGTCTCAATGGCCGTCTGGAGACTCCCGGAGATGTGAGGGAGGATCAGGTAGGCGAGAATCTGCGATGATGTCTGGCCTGGAGACGAGATGGATCCTAGAGAGTCCGTCAGCGCATTTGCGTCTGTCGAGATGACGCAGATGACGCGGCCCAGATGGCTCCGAGTCTCGATGTTGTCGGCTGGGATGACGATTTTTATTGGCATACTCATGTCGCCGCCCTCGCCGCAGCCTTCAACGCATCGACGAGCCCTCGCATCGAGGTCGCTTCAACGCGTCCGATAGATCGCCATTGACGCGCGCCACGGAGCCGGATAGATGCCTCTGCTCGGTAGCGGACTCCAGAGGCTAGGCGGGCTCGGATCTCCCAATTGCAGGCGTCTCCGCGAGTCCTAACCATGAGGACACGTTGCCCCGCCTCGATGTCCAGGGTGGAGCATCCGAGGGCCTTCGACAGCGCCTCTACGTGCGCCGCTCCGACCGTGATTCCGTCCATCATGGATCGGATGGACGACTCTGGGACGCCCGAGTCCTCCGCCGTGCGACGGATGCCGCGCGCTCTGATTTGCTCGATGATGTCTGGATGCATGATTTATCCTGCTCTGTTATCGCAATACTATTTTGCGGGCGGGGAGAGTTAGTCGATTACCGAAAGGAAGCGCCTTGCTCCGGCCTCAGTGCCGAACCAGCGCGCGACCTCGTTGCGAGAGCCACAGGACAATGGACGACCTCCTCCTGCTGTATTGAGTTGGCGGAGGAGGGAACGATGGTCGTTAGCTCGGAACTGCATCAATCCGATATGCTGGCGAACCTTGCCGTCGATATCGCGGACAAACAGACCCTCGCAATCGTTTGAGGTTCCCAGTTCGATTTCCTGGACCTCGCGGACCTCGCGAAACTCGCGGAGGCCGTAGGCGTCGTCGCGGAGGCGGGCAACAGCCTCGTACTGCTCGTCGGTATCGCAGGGCATCGCATCGGCGCGAGCCTCCAGTGCGCGCGAGGCGTCCGTACCGTAGACAACTGTGCGTATGATAGCGGCGTAGAGAGTGTGCCAGATCATTTTGTCCTCGATATTTCGGGGCTACATCGCCTCCGACCTCTATAATCTACTCCGATTCCGGCGGGAAGCAAGCGTTTTTTGTTGCGCGGGCAAAGTTTTTTT